CTGGTAAAATGGCGGCAGCAAGAGAGGATAAGGCTAATAAGGTATCTAAGTTGCATAGGTCTTTATAGTTTTACTTTATTAATAGTTTGTGTTATATAGGTGTTAACTATGTCAGACAGCCCTAGCGGATCTGAAGTTGTAGAAGAAATGAGTGCAGATGAAGCAGCGAGTATCATGTACGGTGAGCCGCCAACTGACGATGAGTCAGAGCAGTTAGAGCCAAGCGATTTAGATAACGTTGAGGAAGTTAGCGAAACTGGCGAAGATGAAGTCGCGGACGTCGAAGCAGGCGCAACCGATAGCGACGATTCTAAAAGTGGTGATGTTGACGATGTGGTTTTTGATGAGCCTAACGATTTTGTTAAATACGAATACGATGAAGATAAAGGTCTATTCGAATTCAAGTCTGAGGGTAAGACGGTTAAAGCTAATATCGAGAAATTAATATCGAGCTTTAACCAGGAGAGAAACTACACAAAGGATAAAATGGAGTTTGCTGAAGAAAAGAAGGCGTTTACTGAGCAGGCGAGAGCGGAGGCTTCAAAAGAGTTTTCGGGCGAGCAAGCGAAAGTAGCGGCGATTTACGGTGAACTCAAAGCGTTACACGAAAAGACTGAAAAAGAAATTGATTGGGATGACTTGCGACAATATGACATGCCCGAGTATACAAGACTTAAGGAAGAGCAGACCGCTCTAAAAGAGGCCTTGACGAAAACTCAGGATGATTTCATTGAACGGCAAGGTGAGGCAAGAAAGGCAACTGAGGATAGAGAGATGAAATTACTCGTAGACTCAATGCCTGAATGGCAAGATAAGGAGGTTCAAAGTAAGGACTTTGAGCTAATGACAAAGGGATTTAACAGTTTAGGCTTTAGTGATGAAGAGCGTGCGCAAATGCTTGATCATCGTGCTTATAAAGCGGCTATGTATGCGCAAAAGTATCTAGACCTAGTTGCCAGCTCATCAAAAGTCAAGCCTAAGGCGTTGTCTTCTAAGTCGCTTAAAACAAAACGGGCGCCATCTTCTGACAAGGAGCTGACGCCAGAGCAAATTTTCTACGGTTCATAACTTAAATAGGTAATACAATGGCTGGAATTGGCGGTAACTTATTAACACTATCTGACTGGGGCAAGCGAATTGACCCAAAAGGAAAGGTGCCGATGATCGTTGAGCAACTTGAGCAGACTAACGAAGTCTTGACGGATATGCTTTTCAAAGAAGGAAATCTACCCACGGGAGAGCAGACAACTATCCGTACCGGACTCCCTACGGCCTATTACAGGAAGACAAATCAGGGTACTCCGAACTCCAAGTCCACAACTGTGCAGGTAACTGAGAATGCAGCTATTCTTATTGCCCGGTCACAGTTAGACGAAGATGTTGCGTCACTTGAGGGGAATCTGGGCTCCTTTAGGCTCTCTGAATCGAAGCCCTTCATGGAGGCCATGGGACAAGCTCAAGCTCAAACCCTAATCTATGGATCAGCCGCAAATCCTGAGGAGTACGTTGGGTTTATGCCTCGGTACAATGATCTTTCGGCAGCCAATGCTCAGAATATTCTTGATGCTGGCGGTACCGGTTCCGACAACACTTCAATCTTGCTTGTGGGCTGGGGCGGTGATCGATGCTTTGGTGTGTTTCCAAAAGGATCTAAGGCAGGTATTGAGCATCGCGATCTTGGCTTGCAAGAAGTCGATGACGATGATAACAATAAGTTTCAAGCGTACGTTGATTTGTTTAAATGGAAAAATGGTTTAGTCGTGAAAGACTGGAGATATGCCGCAAGGATTGCAAATATTGATGTTAGTGACTTGATCGGCTTGACCGGCACACAAGCTATTACAGCCTCGACTAGCATAATTAAGCTAATGTCTCGAGCAATTGACAGAATGCCAACACTGAGCGGAAAGTTCGCGTTTTACGTGAATAGAACCGTGGCATCTCACCTTCGCTTAATTGGCCTAGATAAGTCGGCTAGCGCTGTAACTGTTGAGGCTGGATTAAATCAGTTTGGTCAGACAATCCACACGACTCGTTTCCTTGGGATTCCGGTTCGCCTAGTTGACAAGATCATAAACACTGAAGCCCGAGTGGTTTAAGGAGTATATTTTATGTACGTAGACAATGAATTATTAATGTCAAATGCTCAAGCCTTAACAGCTACGGCAGATTCAACAAACTATATCGATTTATCTCAAGATCGAGATATAGGTACCGGAAACCCCATGGCCGTTGTAATAGCGGTCTCGGTTGCGGCAGATTTCACGACGGGGAACGAGACCTACACGTTCAGCGTGGAAACGGATGATAACACATCATTCTCTTCTGCTACCGTGATTGCCACGCAGGCGGTTCTAACCACAGCGCTCACTGCCGGTGATTTAGTTGTTTTGGCTATCCCGTACACTAATGAGCGATACCTTCAAGTGGTGTATACGTTAGCCGGAACAACGCCAAGCGTCACGGTAGACGCTTACCTAACCCCAATGAACATGATCCATGGTAAGAAAGATTATGCATCTGGGTACACTATTTCTTAGGGGAATTAATTATGTCTGTTGAAGTTACAGCAACGAAAGATGGCTTTTACGGTGGGAATTTTATTAGAGAGGGTAGTGATTTTACTCTTGATCCAGTGCACTATAAAGACAAGGAAGGCAACAAGAAAGTTTTATCCGAAGCTGACCAGCTAAGCAAGGTTTGGATGAGGCGAAAGCAAGGTAAGCCAGCGTTAGATAAATCCTAATAACGGTTCTATAAAGTGTGTATAATTGGGGCTTAGCGGCCCTTTTTTTTGGTAAAAAATATGACAATTGAAACTTACGATGATCTCAAAGCCGCCGTTGCAGATTTCAGTGGCAGCAATTCAATAACGTCTTTTTTAGATACAGCAATACAGATAGCAGACTCAAGGCTTTACGCTAACGATTCTGAGACACTAAAAATAAGGTCAATGGAGACGCTGACAACAAGTGTATTAAGCACATCGTCTAGATTCCTTGCCTTGCCTACTGGCTTTTTAAGTATGCGTAAAATCGGGCTTATATACAGCGATCAAAGGATAGCCTTAATTCCTGTTATGCCCGACTCATTGAAGGTTTACGACGTTGCAGGGATACCTAAATTTTATACTGTTACCTCACAGATCGAGCTTGACAGAACCCCAGATGACACATATAGCGTAGAGATTCAGCACTTTGCAAAGTTGCCCGCCCTATCTGATTCTGTTGATGATAATGCCTTGCTATTATCGAATCCTGATGTCTATCTTTACGGCGCACTATGGGTTGTAAATCAGCGCGCAGGAGAGCAGGATATAGCAAACTTCTATAAGGGTGAGTTCTATGCGGGGATTGCCGGGGTTAACGCAAGGGATAAAGAGGGCGCCCTAAGTCCCGCTCCCAGAAAGCGAATGATGGGCGGAGTTATTTAATGCCGATCTCAACTAAGTTCAAAAAATACCCTTACACAATAGCTGGAGATACTTTTATCTCCTCAGCTAAAGACCTTTCAATACAAAGAACGCGCAATATGTACGCTGTTCCCGCCCAGAATTCGCTTACCGATAATGCTGCCGTGTATTCTTTCCCAGGCCTAAAATCAGAGTTTGACTTTAGTTTGACCACCGGGGACAGGGGGATACATAAGAGAATATTTAAAGGTCTGGGAATAAAGGTTTCGGGTGACCGGCTTGTTGCTTTTGGTAGTGATTTTCAGGCGACTACAGTGGCAGGTATACTTGGGTCCGGGTTAGTCTCGATGGAAGATAACGGATCTGTTCTGGTTGTGACGACTAATGAGGGAATGTATCAGTCCTCTGATGGTGTTAGCTACTCACTAGTAAGTCTTGACTTTACTCCAGTTCAAATCGCCTATCTTAATGACCAGTTTATAGCTCTTGACTCAGATGGTTTTATATGGGTGGCAAACGTTGGTACATTAACTTTTAACAATCTTAATACTTTCAAGGCAGACTCTACGCCAAGTAAAACCGTAGCGATAAAAGTTTTTAACCAGTTTTTATTTGCCATTTCAGATGAAGATTTTGAGCCGTGGGAAAATACCGGCACTGGAAACCCACCCTTTGAGCGCATGAACGGTGCTATAAGTGAGGACACAGGGATAGCAAACAAAGACTGCATATGCTCAACTTCGAGCGCCATGTATTTTTTGGGTAGTGATAATATGCCTTATAGACTGGTTAATTTTAATTCGGTTAAGTTGTCTGATAGCAATATAGGCATATCTGAGGAATTTTCAGGGTACGACACTGCAGATGCATTTATTCAGTGTATGTTGATAAATGGAATGAACATGATATTTTATTACTTTCCTGGAGAGAGAAAGGTATGGGTATTTAATGAGATAACTAACTTATGGAGTGAGATAGATGAAGGTGTAAATGAAGGGTCGCTTTGGAGAGGAAAGACTTCAGCTTTTCTTTTTGGAAAAATGGTTGTTGGCGATAAAGATAATGGAAATATCTACACGTTAGACGAGACTACTTTTAAAGATAACGGAGTGCAAAAGACTAGACAGAGAGTGTTTAGGCCATTCGCTGGTGAGACTATTGGTAGTCCAAGAGAATACATGCAGATGAAAATGATACAGTTTGCTGTTGAAACCGCTGTCGGTATTGGTGATGACGACCCACAGATGATTGTTGATTACTCAACGGACGGCGGTAGATCTTTTGGGGCTGAAAGCTGGTTGTCTCTTGGGAGGTCTGGTGATTACCAAGAATCTATAGAGGATCATAGTAATAGGAAGTTCAAGGATTTGACGGTTCGCATTACATATACGGAGAACACTAGATTTACCCTTTATGATGCAGGTATTTATGTGCGGGGGGCTGGACGCCCATGACACAAGTAAATCCACCTTATTCGCTTACGAAAATCAGGCCAACTAAGGATATAGATTTAGATCTTGATTATTATTTCGCGTCACTAGAGCGAATTATGCAGCAATTGTATCTAAGGACGGGTGGAGCAGTAGACAACACATCGTCAGGTATTGGCGAAGCGATAGGCATGATGGGCCTTTCTACCGCAGCTAAATTTGAATATGTGCACCCAGAGCCAACCGATTTTATTGTGTCGTCAAATCATACGACTATCGGTGATGAGTTTGTAAGAGTTACGGCCGGGGCAGACATTACGCTCAACACGACCCCAGCCAATAACGAATACGTTACTGTTCAATTGTCTGGGAATTTCATTGTAAATGTGATTGGTGCGATTAATGGTGATACTTCAGCCATTATTCATTTCGCTTACGATACATTTAACTTTAAATACAAAGAAGATTTGCTAGAGTGGGTTATTGAATGAGTTATTTGTCAGATTCCGGCTATGGTATAGCTAGCGCTGGAAATACCACAACAACTGCGCTTTCCGGTGCAGCTACATTTACCGGGACGTCTGAGCAGAACCCTTTTGCAGATGTTATGTGCTCATGCTTTTCTGATGTTTCAGGAACCCTGTATTTTGATTTTAGCGTGAACGGTACCGACTGGCGAACGTATCCGGTTAGCGGGTTTAAGGTTAATTCTGGTGTTCATGAGTTCCACACAGCAACAAAGG